TTGGCAAGCGCCGCACGGCGCATGGCCTCATACGTGGAAAGGCTTGAGCCGCCAGTGGGACTAGGGCTAGAAGGTGACGCAGGATTGACGGGAGGCGTGGCATCGCCAGTGCGCGTCAGGTCATCCAGCCCAGACTGCGGGACATACGTCGGACCAACATTTACCAGCCCAAGTCCCTCAAGATTTGACTGCCCACCGGTAAACATGGTGGTCATGTCAGGTGCAGGGCGAGCAACGCCATCCGACTGCATCTCGGCAAACGTCATTGGCCGCTGTTCGCGTCGAGCCGCGCGACGCGCATCGCGCGACGCATTCCCGTTCACATTGGTGAACATGCCCTCGTTATTCCGGCGACCAGCGCCACCAAACTTCTGAAGCTGGTATTTGGCTAGTGGATTCTGCTCGGCCATATCACCCTCCAGACTGAAGCCGAATGAACATCGGGCGGAGGAGATTCATAATTTCCTCTCGTTGAGCCGCCCGACGCTTAGTCTCCTCAAGCGCCAGCGCATTGGCCTCGCGCATCTGCTGAGCGGCGGCATTCTGAGAGGCAAGCGCAGGAACGGCCTGAATTACGGCCCCTGTCACCTCTGGATTAGCCATGGCATAGCGGCCAGCGGCACCAAGCGCCTTCCCAATTTGTGGAATAGGACCCGGGCTTGTGACGCTACCCATAAGGTTCTGCCCAATGCGACCATAAATTCCCTTAGTTGCGCCACGACCGACAGTACCGGGGCCCCTATAGCGAACGGCAGGAGTGCCAGCAAGAAAGTTGCCAGCGGACGTTGCCGCCTGCCCAATCCGCGAGCCAGCGCCCATTGCACTGCCTACGCCCTGAAGACCCCTGCCAATAAGCCCCGGGCCATAAAACGCAAGCGCCAAATCACCGGCGCCGAGCACGTTGCGAAATCCGGGGTTCCTCTGCATCCACGCATCATACTTCTGCGTTCCCTGAGTTCCCTGAGTACGAGCGGCAAGCCAGCGACCAGCCTTCTGGAGCAATGCCATAGTTAGTTCCCTCCCCGGTTTCTACGGCGCATCGCCACGCGCTTCTTTTTCTTGGCTCGCTCGGGCATATCCTTATATGCCGACTTCGGCGTCGCCTCAATAAAATCCTCGGCCACCTTCTTCGGGATGTCCGTCTTGCCACTGCCAGATGCGGCGGCATACATCGCGCGCTGTTGCGCCTTGCTCTTAATCGGCATAGGGAATTACCACTTGACTTTGTTTGCCCAGTATGCCGCGCTCATGCGGCCCTTGGCAATGTTCTTGGCATGGCGAGCCTTGAACGACTCGCGACGTTTGCGGTACGACTCACTTTCGCCCTTTTTCTTGGGGCTTCCAGATACGCCTTGCTGACCAAATCGAATAACGCGCACGGTATTGCCTTCTTTGGCAAGAACCGCATGGCTTTTGGTCGGGTGTCCGGGCGTGCGCTTTGGCTTGTTATAGCCAGAAAAGCTTTCACCGGCCCTAGTAAATACAGCTTTCTTCGCCATACTACCACCTGCCCGGATAGGAGTACCAGTCGCGTCCACTATGTAGGCCGTGGAGTTGACGAAACACAGTGTCATACATCGGACCAACAGCTTCTAGGGAGTACCGCTCCCGCGCACTGTTAGCAATGTAGCGCCTGTCAAGGCTTGGTGCTAGCTGAATTCCATGGACCCACTCGGCTAATACCCGTGGCAAAAATCCCGTTTTGCCAGCCTCCAGAATCTCCGGGAAGGCGCCGAATGGACTAGCCAGAACCGGGGTGCCGGTAAGCATGGCCTCTACGGCAACCTTGCCAAACGGCTCGATGTATTGCGTAGGCATCAGCACCGCGCTGGCATTACCAAGTAACGCGGCCCTGTCAAGGCCACTGACGGGAGGACGGTACTCAATGTTTGGGCTTGTCAAGAATTCCGTTGGGTCTCCTTGGCCGCACAAAACAAACATTGTTTCCGGCATACTCCGGGCAATCTCAGAAACAACGTGGCAACCCTTGTGCCTGCCTATGCGGCCAAAGTAAAGGACGTACCCTTGGGGAGATAGTGTGACGGGCCACTCGGAAACATCGAAATAATTCGGCACGACCCACTCATATGAGGAGCCTCCCCAGCCGTGCTTGCCTTGCTGGAACGCCTGCCACGCATATGAGTCGTAAACCCTAAATGGCAAATAGCAGTCAGGATACCCAATGCCAGACTCGATGTTAATGCCCCGATGGGTATGCACCGCCTCATAGTGCCCATACCCATAGGTATTTAGGACTATGTCCCCCGGCTCGACGCGGCGCTCCAATTCGGTCTTAAGCGCGGCGTTAAACTCGCGGAACAACGGGCTATCCACGGCCACGTTTGTCTCGTACAGGCGGCTCTTATCCTCGAAGGCGTGCCCCAGCAACTGGTGTTGCCGGGCCTCCGTCATCACGTCCACCTGCTCGTTAGCCCCACTCTCGGCTCCCGCCACCCCGTAATGCACAAGCTCATACCCGAACGGACGCATCATCGGGCTAAACCGTTGCACCTTCCCCGTAAACGCGCAGTGCGAAAACGCTGGGCGCGTCACGGTATGCGGGAGGCCAAGGAGATGCAGGCGCATTACACCGTCAGGGTGACGAAGTTGTTGCCGCTGAAGTACTCAATCTGGTCCCCGTAATGCGTCGTGATATACGGGTCCTGAAACTTCAGTCGGTAGTTCAACTGATACGTCCCCACTGGCAACGAGTTCGCCGGAAGGGTGACATTGTAGTACCCCGTGCTCGCGGCCGTGGAAATGTTGTTGGCGAGGACGTAGAAGTTTGAGCCACCATCCGTTTTGTCAAGCCGCGCATAAATGATGGCATTCCCAGCCCGGTCGGCCGTAAACTGCCAGTCCCACGGCAGGGTGATGGTCAGCGGAAGGGTCCGAGACTGCGAGGCGGGCTGGGTCGGCGTGTAAGTACTGGGCGCACCGGGGCTGTAATCATCCCACGCGATAAACGTCAGCGGGAAATCCGTCCAGATGGACGCCAGTGTCCGCCACGGGTACTGTCCAAGCCGCGCATACGGGCCATTTCCGCTGAACCCGGACGGCGCGGCAATGCCATTCAGCACATTCTGCACGGCCGTCGTTGCGTCCGTGTAGAGCGTCGAGGAGATGGAAAACGGGTCTGCTGGGCTGACCGCCGTCGAGTTCGCCACGGTAATATCGGTCACCGTAGACACGGAAGTCTTGACGGCCCGTGGGTCGCTCTGCCATACCGCCTGCGCGTTGGTATAGACATTGCTTCCAGACAGCGTTCCTCCACCGATGGTGAAGCCATCCGTCGGGATGGTCACACCCAGCGACCCGTTCTGGTTGGCGGCATTCAACTGCCCGTACATCGCCGCCGAAAGCGCGTCACGCGCCGCGACCAGCGCACTTCTGAGCGTCGTCCCATTGGTGATGGCAAGGCGCTGGTAGTAGTTGTTCCCAGACGTTGCCTCAATGGACGAGTTCGTGCTGTTGTCAAACGTCGCGTAAAACCGCGCCATAACTTACTCCTTGATGAGTTCCGGCTTCTCGGCAGGCTGAAGCTGACGGAGGGCGTCAATCGCCTGCGCTACCTCAGCATACGGACGGGCGGCAAGGTACTGAAGGATGCCGTTCAGCAGTTCCTGCGAAATCAGATAATTCACAACACGCTCCTGTTGGGTTGGGGTTGACTGCAACTGCAATATAGGTTACGCCGGTGCGGCCGGGGAGGTGGCCGGAGGAGGCGTCGGGGGTGCCCACGGCAGGGGAAGCGGCTCAAGCTGAGCCACCTTCACATCCCGCTGGACCACATAGTCAATGTGCGCCTGCGTCGGAGCAAGTTGCTCCGTCTGGGCATTGACCCACCCCAGCATCTCAGCCTCGGTAATCGAGGAAAACGGCGTGAAGGTCGCAGGGTCAGCAGGGCCAAACGTCACGATGATGGGAAGCGTAAACGTGACCTTGGGGTACACGTCGTCCGTGCCAGTGATGTCGCAGTTGACATCCTTCACAACGTCAGTCAAGTCACCCTGCGTGGTCACGCGACAGCCAGTGATTTTGGTGGTAAAAACGGTAGCCATTTGTCAGTACGGAAAGGGTGGGTAGCGAACGATTGGTGAACTGGGAACTTGCGTGCCATTGGAATAGGCACGGAGGCGAAAATATGTGTTGTCAAGCGACGTAAAGCCAGACAGGCCCTCAACCGAGTCACTTACCGACGTTGTGCCTGTCCCTGAGAAATAGTACAGATTTCCCCACGAAGAGCCATAGTTGAAGCTATAATCCAAGTAGGTGTCTGTAATGTTGACACTGGTGCCACTTCCATACGACCAGACGGCGTAATATCCACCGTATTCCGGAGAGGTTGTCGCATACACATAGAAGCTGGCAATACTCGGAGCCGTCGCGGAGTGATTGTAGTTATACCACGCCGACATCAAGTACGGCGCACTCGTTGACGGACGTGACGCTGACCACGGATTGATTGCCACCACAGCGCCAGTCGCCAAATCAATCATCGACAGACTGGTGGCAGATGGCACACCAAGCTCGACACGAATCGAGTTAATGGAAATCGTGCCTGAAGATGGAAGTGCCATTAGTGCCTCCCCTCCACCATATCGGCAAGCTCCTTGACGGCCTCAATCAGCAACGGCACAAGGCGCGAGTAGTCCACCGTCAAGTATTCCTCGCCAGACTTTGACAACAACTCGCCAGTTTCGCGGTCAGTCTCAATGTCAAACGGTGCAAGCGACACGGCCTCTGGCAATACCTCACGAACCCGTTGAGCCGAAACACCGACCTGTTGCTTGGTGTTTTTATAACCGACCTTGCGAGCCAGTTCATTCTCAACGTACAGGAACCCAGAGAGCTTCCGCACCTTGGCGAGCGCGTTGTCAATGTCGCCAACCTTGGTCTTAAGCCGCTCATCCGAGTAGTACGCCGTGATGTTGCCAACCGCCGCAATCGCCGCCGTCGCGTAAAAGTCCTTAGTTCCATATACGCGCACCCACGTGTAGTCGGACATCCAGATGCCGCCGCCATACGTCTCATTATACCAACCCGTGGCGTTGTATGAACGGAACCAGTTGTACGAGTACATCGTATTAGACGCAGTCGAACTACCAGCAACGGTCATATTTCCGGACATATCCAACTGCCAACGATTTGCCGAAGCAGACCATCCACCAATACGCAGTACGTTGTCCGGGTCAAGGCCCATATTGACGGCGTATGCATTAGCACGATGAAATGACATCATCGCCGTGCCACCGTCGTTAGAAAACGCTTGAAGTCTCGCGTTCGCCGTATTTCCAGAATACACGCCACTTCCCATATTGCCAAGGAAGTACGTTACTCCGGTCACCGTCCCACCGCTTAACGGAAGGGCGTATGAACTGTAGTTGCTAGAATCAAGGATGGTTGCTTCGGTTCCACCGCCGGGATTTCCCTTATGCACATAGCCCGTTCCCGCCATCCAACGCATCTGCCAGCCGTAGCCAGAGCGATGAAAGCCGACCTCGCTACTGTTCATCATTAGGGTGGAACCGCTATCGAAATAGATGCCGTACCACCCGTTTCGCGTTCCGGCTATACGCCAAGAACCATAGTCTGCGTCGTTAGGGTAAAAATGCGCGTTGTTATTAGATGGCGCATACAACCCATAGGTTCCGTTAAGCTGAATCCAGTTATTTACAGCACCATAAGCGCCACTCGCTGAGATAGTGAATCCACCATTCAGTAGGAATGCATTTGCGGTGATGTTGCCGCTGGAGTTCACATTTCCCGTCAGCGTCCCACCACTCAACGGCAGAGCGTATGAGCTATAATTTCCATCGTGGAGAATACTTTTCCACGGATTAAAAGTAGAGTTATCTCCATTTCTTGTTCTAAACGATAGTTGATTGCCACCTCCGCTATATGCGGCATTCAACCACAAATCGTATGCACCAGAACTTGACGGCCAACTGCTAAAGCGAACAATCGGCCCATAGTATGGAGCGTTGCTAACATAGGTAAAGCCAGTGCTATTTGCTGGCATCGTGTTAGCGTCAAGCGTATTGCCAGCGTAATACATAATATCCGTTGGCTTGCTTGACACGTTGCTCCACGCCACGCTTCCAGCACTTCCAGTAACGTTGATGGCCCACGTTCCACTCGCACCGCTACCCGTTAGCGAGGGCGCGTAAGACGTGTAGTTGCCAGAATGCAACAATGCCTTCCAACTAGTAAACACATCGCTATCGCGTGAATTACGAACCCAAATGTTTAAGTCACTGTAAAGCGACGTAACCATTTGCGTTCGATACGAAGCTCCATCTCGATGAAAGCAATACTGAATACCGTAGGTATAATCCCCGGTTGGAGCGTTAGTTGTACCGCTTTCCGACGACAAAAAGTGCGAGTTTGGATATGTCGTCTGATTCCAATTACTTATTTGATAGGTGCCTCGAAGGTTCGGCGCACCGTAGTTGACATACGAGGTATAGTTGCCAGCGTTAAGAATAGTATTGCCGCCAACCGTTGCACTTCCGCCAGTAGTTACGCGAAGTGTGCCGTTGAGTTCGGTATACTTTGCAGGCCCGCCACCATTATACACGGCGTGCAAAAACGTGGTGTTTTGCGCATCGTACAACCTAAAATTGTCGCCTTCACTGGCGAGATAGTACGCCCAGTTTGAGGCGCTTCCGTACTGAATCACACGGTTGCTACTCTGGGCAAACGTCAGATTACCAGTCAACGTCCCACCGCTTAACGGGAGCGCGTAGGAGCTATAGTTGCCAGAATGCAGAATGCGCCAACGCGAGTAGCCTACTGACCAACCCGTCCAGACGAGGTCATTCTCCGCACCGCCAAGTCCAAAATAGCCAGCCCAGTCACCACCGACGTGAAACGTCATCATCGCGTCGGCTCCAGCGGTTGGCTGGTACACCGTCAGAACGTTGTTGCCGGACGCGCCTCCGTATGTTGCGCCAGCCGGAACATTGAACTCCTTCACGCCAGTAATGGCCTGCGTTCCGGACAGGTAGACACCATTCGTTACCGTTCCTGCATTACCCGAGATGCTGATGCCCCACGTTCCACTCGCGCCGCTACCCGTCAACGATGGCGAGTACGACGTATAGTTGCCAGCGTGAAGGATGACGTTGTTGTTGACGTAGGACGCGCCGGGTGCAATCGCAAAATTATTTGACGTAGCGGACGTTGTCCCATTGACAGAGAAACCAATGGTGTCCACTCCGCCTATGCCAGCGGCCCCTTGGTAATAGCTTATGCCGTATGAAGAAGCATTGCCAAACGACCAGATTGGATTCCGGACTCCGACGTAATACACATCGTTGGCAAAACCGTTGTTACCGCCGGAGATTACCTTACCGCCAAACGTGCTGTACGAACCGTAATTGCCAGTATGAAGTGCCGTATTACCGTTGATAGACAGCGACGACCCAACCGATGTCAACGATGACGCCGTGACACCACTGCCAAGCGTGGTGGCCGACAAGACGCTGGTGCCGTTAATGCGATAGACAAAACCCGTCCGGACATTGGCATCGCCATTGACATCCAGCGTGTATCCGGGGGTTGCCGTATTGACGCCAACCCGACTGGTCGAGTTGCGCGTGCGGAGCAAGTTGCTTCCAGCGACGAAATCGCCACTGACCGTGGCATCGCCAATCACCTCAAGCGGTGACCCCGGTATGCTGGTACCAATCCCAACGTATCCTGCGGTGTAATAGACGCTGGTGCCATTGAGGGACCACGGTGAGACGCCGGCAGGTCCAGACGGGCCGGAGGGGCCAGCGGGACCACTCGGCCCAGACGGGCCAGACGGACCCGTTGAACCGGCAGGGCCGCTCGGGCCAGACGGCCCACTTGGGCCGGGCACACCAGAGGCTCCCGGCACGCCAGACGCGCCAGAGACGCCCGGCAAGCCCATAATCCCCGGAACACCAGAAACGCCAGACGGACCGGTTGCGCCAGTCGGGCCAGCAGGTCCAGAAGGCCCAGTTGCTCCCGGCACACCGGAAACACCCTGAGGTCCAGACGGACCGCTCGGCCCGGACGCACCGGTCGCACCCTGTGCGCCGGGCAACCCCATAATCCCCGGAACGCCTGAGACGCCAGAGACGCCGGAGACGCCACTGACGCCCTGCGGACCAGAAGGACCGGATGGACCAGATGGACCGGTAGCCCCAGACGGACCAGAAGGGCCACTCGGACCGCTCGGTCCAATCGTGCCCGGCAGACCCATAATGCCGGGTACGCCAGACACGCCAGATACTCCGGACACGCCGGACACGCCTGAGACGCCGGATACGCCGGAAGGCCCCTGCGGGCCGGGCAACCCCATAATACCGGGGACGCCTGAGATACCGGAGACGCCAGAGACACCCTGCGGGCCAGAAGGTCCCGTCGCGCCTTGTGCTCCGGGCAGGCCCATAATTCCGGGGACACCAGAGACACCGGAGACGCCCTGCGGACCTGACGGCCCGGACGGCCCCTGCGCCCCCGGCAGGCCCATAATACCCGGCACCCCAGAAGCCCCAGAGGAACCCTGCGGTCCAGATGGCCCAGACGGTCCCTGTGCCCCCGGAAGACCCATAATGCCGGGATTTCCCTGTGGCCCAGTCCCACCAGCCTGCTCGGTTACCGTGACGATAACGGAGGCGGTCGTGGGGTGATTGTTTGCCGGAAGAGTCTGGATGGAGACCGACGTGCTGGTCGTCTGCCAGTAGAACTGGACATAGTCTCCGGCATTCAGAGACAAAACAAAGTTCCACGACGGCAAGACGTGACCGTCTACGCTTCCGTGCCGATTTGGAACAGAGACCTGCCCGTTCGAGCCAGCAACGTTGGTCCCGTTAATCTTAATCCAGATGTTTACATCGTGAATCTGACTGTCCGTATTAACGAACTGCCCGCTCCACTGGATGTTGTAGATACCCGCATAGGTGACCGTAATGCGGGAACTGCTGACCACGGACACGCCAGCCGACAGGTCGGTCGTGTCCAGTGTGATGGGATAGGCGGTATTTGCCGCCGCCGCATACTGGTCCGTAAAGTCCGAGAATGCCCCGTAGTGACCAATGCTACTGGCTCCGCCACTGAGGGATTCCCACGCTCCGTCGTGCCAGATGTAGATGGTCGAGGTGCTCGTATCAACAAAAATCTGCCCCTCTTCGCCAGTCCCCGGAAGCGCCGCGCCAGAGGTCGGATGGGCGACAACATCTCCCTGATGGTCAACAAATTTAGACCGTAGGAGATTGTCGTTATTGCGCGCCTGAGTTGCCTTGACTTCTCCGACGGGCAACGTAAACGGCTTTAGGTCGTAGTCACCAACGGCCATGGCTTACGGGGGGCAGGCGGTCCACTGTTCAGAAACAACGTTCGATGTGAGCGACTGAACAACCGAGCTATTAGAACGTTGAATCAAGCGAATCTCAAACTGCATGTTGGTCGTGTTGTACGGAATCACAAACGTCGGATTGCCGTACATGTTGGTTTCGTAGACATAGTTGCCAGAGGCACATGTCTGATTGGAAAGCAACAGCGTCGACGATGGCTGTACAAGATACAGCGATAACGAATACAGCGTATTGTTCGGATTGTGAATGGCCCACGTAGCAGTGATTTGCCACGAGCTTGCGCACGACATTACGCGAGACGTTGCCGCAGTCAATGACTCGATGTTAGTCGAGCCATACGCACTAGAGACAAAGAAGCGCGGGACAAGCATTAGGCACCCTTAACGGCAAACGCCGCAAGATATTCCGTGCCATCATACATTGCCGACACCACATTCTTCTTGCTTCCGCTGGTATTGTAAAGCGGAGTGTTGTCACCAAAGTCCCAGCCAGTCAGCGTGACACTTTTGCCGCCACCAGAGTCCTGCACGAGAATCAGCGTGTAGGTGCTCCCGGCAACCGCGTTCGAGAAGCTGAGCGTCTGCCCAGTTGCATTCAGCGTGACTCGCTGAATTGGGCCGTTGTTCCAGTTGATGGTCAGGCCAGAGCCAATATTCCCGGCTTCGTGGATGCCGGGCTGACCATTCGTAACGGCAAACGTTAGGCCAGTAACTTCTTGCCAGTTTGCGCCGTCATCGTATAGCAACTTGTACTGGACGCGCGAGCCAACAGTGGTCGCCGTAATAAACTTCGCCCCAGTAGACCCAGCCGCAGGCAACGTGCCAGACTGAAGGTGAATGCCGGGGTCGGCATCATGCGCAACGTACGCGGCCTGAATGGTATTGAAATTCCCGCGCACCACAGATGACGCCAAAGACGACCCGGTGCCCGGAGTGACAAAACTTGGAATTGAATGTCCGCCAACTTCGGTAGCCATGTTATCTCCTGCCTAGTGGTGCGCCGTCAATCTGCCAACGGCTGATGATTGGTTCGTTAAATCCTGAATGCCCAAGCGTTACATCGACATAATAGCCAGAGCCTGAAAGCTGGACTCTGTAATTCTGAGAACCACCGGAATCCGTCCACACATCTCCGGCAACATCCCATTTAGCGCCCGGAGCATCCCACGTTCCACCATTGCCAGACGTAATGGTCCTTTGTGGATAGTTCCCAAAGTTGCTCGCCCAGTCAACGGTAACGGTGGACTCCCCGGGGATAACGGCCGTCAGATACCCATATCGAAACATCTTGGCAATAGAGTCGTCGCCAAAGTACAGGCGCCGCAACTGCACGGCCATGACAATCGGGTCTCCGCCATCCAAATCGGCAATCGTCGCCCCGTCACTGTGCGAGCCGTAATAGTCAGACACAGTCACAGCGCCACTGGAATCGCCACGAATAACAAAGTCTTCCGCCGAACCACCAGCTAGACTTTGCCACATACACGCGGTAGTCTCGTATTCTCCAATCCACGGCCCTGACCAAGCCCGAAGAATTAGGTGATACGTATACACCCCATACCCCGGGATAAACCACCAAATCTCCTGCGTCTTTCGGCTTAGGACACCGCGCACATCAGCCAAAGACGTAGTGCTCAGGCTACGGACCAGCGGAAGAATTGGGTCAGGGGAAGTCGGAGTGCCGAGAGGCGCAACGCTTCCCTCGCTTGCCATGAACGCGCCACGGTCAGACACAAAAAACGCAACGCCATCAGCCTCAACAATAGACTGAGGAGCAATCGTGCCAGTTTGCGTAGATACCCCTTCGGGCTGGACGGTAATGTCGTCTTGCCCAAATCCAGTCAAGCGAGAAATTCCACGCCGATGAAAAATTAGCAAGGACGAGCCAACGGAAGCCAGCCCAACAATCCGCTCGTGGCTGAATGTCCGCACAACAATCTGTCCGCCCTGACCATACCCAAACTCGTCGCCGTCGTTCAGCTTGGAGTAAAAAATGGAGTCAGGATAGGTGGAAGAACCAGCACCCCAAAGCCGCTGATTATGCACCTTGATAAACTTGCAATCCTGCGTGTTATTGATTTCGGAAAGCGTCGTTCCAGTCCACTTATTTAACAAACCGCCGTCGGCAATGTATACCACATCTGCGGACCCATTGCTGATAAATGATGCGAAGCTAGGAACGACAGTACTAGACAGCACCCCAGTGCGCGCCGTCCATGCCGCCGACCCCGGAGTCGCCAGCATGTTGATGGTGTACAGTGTTGAGCCAGCAACAGCCATTCCCTGCACATCTCCATTATCCCGAAACCAGCTATAGCCATTTCGCGGAGTTGCAGGAAGTGCGGCAGTCGCCAATACAATGCTACCGTACCGTTTGGTGATAGCTCCATACTCGGTCAAGCGCGCGTTTTGCGCCAGCCGAACCTGATTTGGCTGAAGGGCAATGTCATCCGATACGGTATTCAGCCCACCGGCAAAACTTGCTTGGGCGTCACGCATCACCCACCCCAATCAGACGCAGTGTCGGGGTAGGCCATGCGCGTCGGGTTGATGGTGCGACGGCGAATCTCGTCAAGCATGTCAGCACGCTCCTCGTCGCCAATTCTGGCAAACGTCGCAGACGCTTGAAGCTCGGCTCCGCCCTTAGCAATTAGGCGACCAGCCGTCAAATACACCAACACATTTTCGTTATTTTCAGGCCAGTCAATGGGAATGTCCCACTTGTCAATCACCCCGTCGTTTACATAGTCGCGAATCGACGTAGGCTTGTAATTGACAACGACCGTCAGCGTGGTCGACGCGGCCGGAAGAACCTGATAATTCTCTCCAGCAAGGTAGAACATCTTCCGCAGATACGGCATGTATGACGATGACGTAGCAAGCGGAATGTCCTGAAACCGCGTTTCGCTGTACTGAACATTTCCATCGTTGATGGACAGTACGCGGAAAAAGTTCTTCTGATTATTGCCAGACCCAGAACTCAACGAAGACAACGGGAAGGTACCGTCGTTATTCGGAGTAATTGTCAGTTTATTAAAGCGATAATATGGAGCCGCAGATAGCAAGCGACCCCACTCAGCATCATACACATAGTTCAGGGAGGCGACAATTTCGTCGTCGCTCCACCGGTCAGAGCCGACGGCGTCCATGACTTGGCGCGTCTGTGCAACAATCTCGTTAATCGTCAATACGGCCACGCCAACCCCCTTACGCGATTACATGCCGCGTCCTATTGCCAGTCACGCGAGACTCGTTCTGTCCGTACCTATTGTCAGCCAAATCGCGCAACACATCGTCTACTTGCCCTTCACCTGCCGACGTACCATTCCAGCGCTCCACATCAAACAAAACGCGGTCTGCAGTGCGATGACTAAAGATACCCAAAGACTTCTCAAGATATGCAGGAGCCTCGTCCACGGAACAATCTACTGGCAACCAACCGACAATGTCAGATGCCTGAGACTCGCTAATTGCCCCAGTTCGCACCCTTTCCCAGCGACGGTCGCCATCCTTCCACCTGCACTTGACAACCCAATGCTTATTGAAGTCAGGCAAAAACTCTAGATACAGACGGCTATCTAGCGCCCGAAGCCGCCGCTGAATCTCAGGCGACGGCTCGGGATTGCCAGAAGCGTTATAAAGTATAACGCTCACTGATGTTACTCAAGCACCAGAAGCTCGGTATTGACCATCAGGTCAACCGGCTGGGTATCCACGGTGCCGCTGGTAATAACGAACTGAAGCGTGTCGCCAGTATCAAGCGTTTTCTGGGCGTCAGTCAGAGTCGTCAGGAGTGACACAGCGGTGCCCTCCTTGGCGGTGAGTGCCTCAAGATTGACGTTCCCAGTAAGGGTCACGGCCGCATTCGCAGACGCATCGTACTTCTGGAGAACGCCAGTGATGGTTCCAGCATTAGACACAGGAACCGTCAAGGCCGACACAACTGCCCGGCTAATCAGGCACTTTGCCGGGTGCGACCCGAACTGATACGTAACGCCATTCGCCATGGTCGTCTGGCACCGCCCGACCAACAACGTCGTAGCAATACCAAAGCGCCCCGGCTTCGGGCTAAAGAAATTAAAAGCCATTGGATTCCTCCATGGGGGGTGGGGCCGAAACCCCACCCCGCACGGTCAGAGGTTAGACAACGTGGGTGTAGCGCTTCGTGTCGGTGTACCCGATGATGCTCCCGTGCGCATTGCGCTGGAGGCACGCAAGGTTCCCGTACCACGAGTAGGTCGTCTCAAAGGCATCACGCCCCTGAAGCCAACGCCACGGCCCGGCGCCCTCGAACTCCACATAGCCCCAATCCTTGGCATCGACCCACGAGAGGGACGGCACATGGAGGAGATAGATGGTGCCAGCAGGCACATACGGGTCGGTCACGCAGGCGATGCCGCAAATCTCGACAGCCTTGTACCCGCCCTTGATGGTGGTCGAAATCTCACCAGCCGTAAAGCGACGCTGACCGACCATCGACTCCATGAGCTTCTTGGCGATGCCCGGAGTCGTCATGAGCAGGAACTCGCCCGGACGCTTCGAGGCATCCTTGCCAGACCGCGCGGCAATAAGCTGGATGAGGTCCCAAATGTCCGACTCGGTCGGCTGAGCGGCATCCGGAGTATCCGTGCCAGCAACCATCTGCGTGGCGTTCCAAATGGCGTAGGTCGCCGACGACAGGCCATGAAGCTCGTTGTACGCCGTCCCGCCACCAGAGTTGCCACGGTTGGTGATGTTGATAAGACCGTTCATGGCATACGAGGTCGAGTACGCATCAGACGTATTCGCCGTAATCTTGACAATCTTGTCGGCATCAGCCATCGAAGCAATCGCGGCGCTGAGCGTAAGCGTCGCATTGTCACCAGAGTTGGTGATGGTCTGAATCTGCGCCCGGCCACGCACTGCATTCGTGGACCCGTTAAGGACCGCGATGCTATCGCCAACGGTCAGGAGCAGGCCACCCTGACCAGCGCCAGCCACGCCATAAGGCGAAGTGACGACAATCTCGGTGGTGCTGGTAACGCCAGAGGTCCCAATAAGGGCCATGACGCCATCAGGCTTGTTGTGAAGCGCCTGTTGCATAAGCTGGCTGGACGCCTCGCGGATTTCCTCCATCGTCTTCTTGGCGATGGTCTCAAACGCGGCCTCCTTGGAGCGAGTGCCAGCAAACGCCAGCCCGTCAATCTGCCGGGTGGTGTACGCACGGGTCACGCCAACGTTGGCCTGCTTTTCCGTCGCAGTCGTGTCCGACGGAAAATAGCCAGCGGACGAAAACACCGAGCCAGCCGGACGGCCAACCACAACATCAAAATACACACCCTGACCACCCCAACGCATGTTGCGCGGACCGCCAGCCTTGGCAGTCTGAAGCTGAGCAAGAAGCGGGGTGACAAGGTTCTGAACCTTCACGCGATACTGGCTGTACACCTGCTTGAGCAGGCCAGTCAGCTCTGCGTCGCCGATAACAACGGGAGCGGGCATTGTCTATATCCTGTTAAGTACGAAGTGATGCTAGCACGGAATTGAGGGCGTCTTCCTCGGCGTCCTCAACCGACATGTTAGCCTTGGGTTTGGTGGTGGCCTTAGTGACATTGGCGCTTGACCGGACTGCCGGACGAACCGCCGTCGCCGCACTGCGCTTAGCCTTAGCCGCCGCCACCTTCGCGGCCTCAGCCTCCTTCTCCGCCTTGGCCTTCTCGCCCTGATAGCGAGTTACACGGGCGGTATGCTTCTGCTCTGCCCATTCACGCAGAACAGTCTCGATATACTGCTCAACCTGCGGATACAACTCGGCAGGGACGACGCCGTTCTTCATTACCGGCACAAGGGCCGCGCTGAACTGCGCCGACACTTCCTCAAGCTCCACCTCGGGGAACTCCGACGCAATCTTTTCAAGCGACGGAATCACCGTACCGACGTAGAACTGCTCTGCCTGCGCCACTCGACGCTCGTCGACTTGCTTTTGCCGAAGCTCCTTGACCTCGGACTCAGCACGCTCAACTCGACGCTCAGGCGCGTTCTCAAGCAGGTAACGCTCGCGGACCTTGAGATAAGCCTCTTCGTCTTCAAGCAGTTTGCGTAGCTGGTCCTCACGGACCGACAACTGCTCGGCGATAGACTCTACCTCCTTGGTCATTTCATCCTGCTGGGCCAGCAGGTTCTGCTCGCGCTCCTGATTATACACCCCGAATTGGGCCAGCTTGACGACTTGGTCCAGTCGGTCCTTCCGCATTTTGCCGTTGGCCTTGTACTCAATCATGAGGGCAGGCGGCTCAACCTCCTCTCCCCCATCATCCTTGACCACAAACTCAGTCACGAGCTTGTCGGCAATGGTCTTGACCGCGACCATGCCTTCCGGCAATTCCACCTTATCTTCGGCCTCTGACTCTTCGTCGCTATCTTCGGACGCTTCCTCAGACTCCTCAGACGTTTCTACCTCCTCCTCGGCACCTTCGTGGTCGTCGGAAGATTCCTCTTCTGCGACCTCGGGTGTATCGGGGGCGGGGGTCTCAGTGTCATCCTGCGGGATGAACTGTTTCATCACTTCCGATGTGACGTTGTCAATCTCTGAGGTGATGGGGTCCTCAAACTGTGCCATTACTCATCCTTACGAAATGGTCTGCGTCTCGCGGACACGCGCGGCCTGCTCTGCGTCGGGGGTACCGCCGAGAATCTGAGAAACGACCTGAGCGGCTCCGACGGGCGGGTTCGATGCGGCCAGCGGAACTTGACCCTGTGGGAGGGCGGACGCATTGTCTAGGGCCGCGCCCACTTCGCCCTGTCCTCCTTCGGGCATGCCACTCGGCATACCCGGCATCGGACCCTGCTGTTGTGCCAGCTTCTGCTGGGCCTGCTGTGCCAGCGCCATCCATCGCTCCTCTGCCGCCGCAATAACGTTCTGCGGGAGGTCGTCCTGAAGGATGATGTCGCGCTCAAGCACATCCTGATGAATCGCTTCGTTGTCCTGCCACCGGATAGGGGGCACCTTCATGCCACGCAGAATGGCATCACTGATGCGCCTAGCCCGTGCTTCTTGGTCCTCGTCCGGCGTTGAAATGTCTCGCGTAACGGCAAACATCTGACGCCGACGATACTCCTTCATGTCAATTACACCAGACTGCACCCAGTTGTCAAGCATATACAGCCTGAAGCTGAGTGGCATCGGCATCATGGTCGCGGCCTCGACCTTTACGTCGATTGACCCGTCCAAGTCCTGACCAGTAATATCCCGGGCAAGGTCTGGGCGCGAGCGGCCGACCGTGCCCAGCGAACGCGGCAAGTCATAGCCCCATGACATGATTGCCAGCGCGACCTTGCACCAGTCAGTAAATGCATTAGCCAGCGCCTGCACAGGCGGTGCAAACACGCGCTCCAACTGCTCGCGGCTGGCAATAATGGCTCGGCCGGACTCGCCAGTCACCTGCCCACGGCTAACTGCGTTATAGCCAGAGGCATCCTCAAAAGCGGCCTTCTCCAGCGCCAGCGCTTCTTTTACATCGTTGCCAACGGAAAAGCCGTTAAAGGGCTGGATGCTATCCGACAGACCGCCAGCGCCCTTCACCTCAATCATCGAGGTCACGCCACCCAAGAAGGTCTCAGTTACCACGGTATTCGGTCGAGCAAAAAACCGACCACCGGAGTTTACGCGGATGTTCTCGTACCACTTGGACAGCAGGGCGTTAATGCGGACCTGCGAATCAATCCACTGCTCCATAATCGGGCGCGGATAGTACGACGGGTCAGACGACCCATCGCGCACAGGAACGACAGGAATCACGCCGAACTGAAGGTCCGTATAGCCAAAGACGACCTTGTCGCCGACCACGACAACCTCAAGACCCTCGGGGAGAATCTCGGGCTGAGGGGCCAAATAAACCGTATATCGCTCAGTCGTCTCCGTGTCCCGGAGACGTTCGCCCTCACCCACAGCAGTATAGCTGAGGACCCAATCCTCGTTAAAATCAGTCCCGCCGACCATAACGTCCTGATTCGCCGTGCCCACATAATTCACGCCATCAGCCGCCTGAGCGCCGATATAGCCCCAGCGACCCACTGCCTCGGCCTTAGGAATAACATCGCGCACCACCATCCACGACGGGGCTACAGTTGACGTAGCCTCTGGGCTAACACGCACCTGCTCAACGCGCAGGACACGGGCGTCCAAATCGCCCATGGGCATGGACTCTCCATTGTCGCCCATGCGCTCGTCCCACGGCCCCTTGTCCGGATTCCAAAACATATGCCAGAACGAAATGCCGTCAGTCTGCGCCCAATACTCCGCCTCACGGGCCTTGCCAGCCATGCTCATTTGCTCAAACTGAAACTCGCACGCTAGCTGACGGGCGTACGCCTTACGCTTATCATCTGGGTCTTGCGTAGCCGGAGAAATGGAAAATCCCGGGCGCTGGTCCGTAATAATCTGCAAGCGCTGGTCAAGCGCCTTGTCAATCATGTTATAGACAAGCCGAGCGGCCTCTTTGGGGCGCGGTGGCTCAGACCACGGTGCGCCATTAGACGACGAAACCCACTGGTTTCCGGAGCGCATCATGCGATTGCGCTGGACCAGATACATATGCTTGGACACAGCGGCACGGCGCGAATTCCATAGCCGCCGCGCCCAGCGCGACCACGCCGCATCATCGCCGTCGTCATTGATGAGCGGGAAGTCGTCACCATACAGCGCGCTCATCATTGCCTTTTTGCGCTCGTCGGCGCTCGTACCGTCTGCCTCGGGAGGGTTAGGAGCGACCTTGTCGTTTGGTGATTCGTCCTCCTCCTCGGGCATGTCGACGAACGCCGCCATGTTCAACGCCATGGCAATATCGTCATCCAGCGGCGGATTAGCCATCAGTCAATACCCCCAATTCCCATAGCCGCTCGGACACGATTCCAGTCCTTCCATTGCTCATATGACTGTTGTATGGCTCGCATCGCGTCCTCCTGCGCCCATGTTTCGCTAAACGACATCGCATAGGCGACCAAGTCATCCGGCACTTCCGGCGCTGGCTCCTCTGCGCTTGCCTCGTGCTTTGCCGGGGCAAACTGCTCTATTGCCGTGCTCATGCGGTGAATGGCGTATATCGCCACCGCCGCCCAGAGTACGTGAATCAGCATTACTCGTACGTCGTAAAGCCGCGAAGCGTCACCGTGGACCGCGTCGTTCCGCCAACCGCCGGACACGAAATTGCCGCCGCCGAGTTAATATCGCACCGAATAGGTGCCTGAAAATTTACCACGATTGGTGCAAACAATGCGGCAGGCAGTTCCACTCGCTCAACCGTTGTTGCTCCATTCGTCAGCGACAGGCTCACCGTTGTCGCTGGAGCCGCGCTACACGACACCGAATAGCCGGTAATGAAATGACGCCCAATTCCCACGCCAGCCTTAGTTGCAGTGGCGGCAGTATTGGAATTTTGCGTTGCCACAACCGTCCACTGCGCAATGAACCGACCTGCGTACTCTGCCATGACTTCCTCAATCAGTTTGGTTGCAAATGCGCAACGTTGACTAGTCTTCGTCCTCTTCCTCGTACTCGCCGCCCGGCGCAAACTTATGCCCACACTCCGGGCACTCGCACATGTCCTCGGACTCCATTTCGGCGTCCTTCTTTTTCATGACGACAATCTGCTTCTTTTCCACGTTACCATCCATTCGGAAGTTGAGAACTCCACCCCGGAAGATGCAAGTCTTCCGTGGCTGAGGCAAGCCTCCTGTCGTCTGGAACGGTGATGCTTGCCATTGCCGTCGGCTTGGCGCATTGAACCCGGTCCCAGCCATACACGGCTAGCCCAAGGGCCATGACGCCGTCGTCGTGCATTCCCGGCGGCGCCTCATATCGGACGCCGTTTGGCGTGTGGGTATAGCCAAACATCTCCAACTCGCCTACTAGCCAGCCTTCATTGGCAATCCCCAAGAAGCGGGTTTGGATGGCCGTAATCAGGCGTTGCATAAGTAAAGTCTTAGACGGCTGGGTAAACTTGAACGCTGTGGCTAGTACACCCATGGTCTGCAAATCTTCCACAATGGCGTCGCCAACTCCTGTAGCGTCTACCACGCACGGAGTAGAGTCTACCAACTCATAGATTTTGCGGCGCGTGTCTATCCAAGGTGCTTGCCAGCGGTCAATAAATGATACCCGGGCGTGAGCGTCTAGCCCAATCACGACGGTATAGTCGGCGGCGCGTGCCAAGTCAATGCCATATACGACTGTTTTTTCTTTAGAAAGTGGGACAAGGCAGTCCGAGATAGCCTTTAGGCCAAAAGGATTTCCTCCGTCGTCTGCCGGAATGCCCCTGTATTCTTGGTTAAAAATCTCCTCAGGTAGCTCTTTACGGGCAAGGTCAATTTCTTCTGGGTCAATCCACGGGTTGTCAAGCGTCTCTGCCCGGATAGCGCCCCACCCGTCTTCGCCGCGTTCAGCGTTTGCAAAGAGGCGTGCGTATTCACCTGAGCGGCCCTTGGGGGTGCCCAGAAATAGGGCCTTACCACGGAAGTCGGTCAGGGTCGGACGGACAGCGGCTTGCCAGATTCCGAGCAGGCCCTTGACGATTCCGGCCTCGTCGATAACGACGAAGTGGTAGCGTCTACCGCGAGCAGGGTCAGGGGCGTCCATGGTCCAGACTTCCACCGTCCCGCCGCCCTTTAGCTCGATGCGCTTGTCGTCCTGATGGATGCGGAGTGCGGCAGGGGTAAGCCGGGAGACCAGTTCGCGCCACGCTTCACCGGCAATCTTGTAGGTAGGCGCAAACCAGCCCACAGACCCCCCGTTCAAGGCCACGATAGCCGCCCGGCGGACCCCATACTTGGTCTTCCCCCACCGCCGCCCACACATCAGGGCCACAAACCGCCGGGAATCCAGCATGTCCTCTACTCGCTTCTGCCCACTATGCAGACCGGGCAACGAGACAGCAGAGCCAGATTTCTGGGGACTTGACGCTTGCTGAGATGGTGATAGAGACTCACGCGCCATAGAACTGGGTGGTCCGCCCTCCGTCCTCCGCGCGCCGTCACGCGCGGCGACCTGCGTGGTCTCCGACGGCGCGCGTCGCCGTGCGCCACGGCTAGCCATCTGCCATTTCCCAGTCGGCCTCGATGGGGGCCTCTCGTACCGGAGGTACGGCGTCCTCGAAAACAACCCGGACGACCTTCTCGCCCTCGTCTTCGACGATTAGCCGGTCGCCGTACAATCGCGGAGCGATTTTGGACACGTACCACTTGAGGGTGTCCACCTCCAGCCTTGCCGCCTGCACGCCTGCCGTATCCCGCCCGAAGGCTTCCCGCGATACCGCGATGGCGCGCTCGGCAAGGGAGTGAGCCTGCTGTTCCCTCGCGCGTGCGTACACGGCCGCAAGGACGGAGTCCTCACGGGTCCACTCGTGCAGTCTAGCTGGCCGGATTCCAGCCTCCCGGCAAGCGTCTTTCACACTATCTCCCTTGGAGATAGCGCGGCAAACTTGTTTGACAATTGCCAGCCTATCGAGGGTTCGCGGCCTCCCCAGCTTTGCTGGGAGTTTTGTACCGCTGTCCCCCTCTTCCGGTAAATCCTCGCGGGAAGACGGAGTCTTTGCGCGGGATTCTAGGCTGTCTTCGCTGTCTTCCCAGTCTTCCCAATCCTCGCGGGAAGCCGAAGGCTCTGCGCGGGATTCCACACGCGCTCGCGTCAAGTCCTCGCGGGGAGCTTTAGCTCCGTGCGGGACTTTCTGCGGGGTAGTTCCACGCTTCATATGACGCCCACGACCCCCATCGGTTCGGCCCTTCTTCGGGGATTTACCCCCCGTCAATACAGTACTACCGTATTGACTGGGGGTAGTTTGCCGAGCTATCATTCAATTGTCAACGGCGGCACCTTTGCCACCGAATGACGCCACCCTCGACGGAGAATGACCTATGCTCGTTCGGATTGACGCTAACTCCCCCCGCGAAGCCATCAAGATGGCTTTGGCTTTCGCCGCTGAAAACGGCTTCGCCGTCGATTTCAGGTCCTTCGGACCCGCCGCTGTCAAGACCAGCCCCAAGCCTTCGGAGAAGGCCGTGCGTAAGTCTTCGGAGAAGACCCCCGTCAAGCCCTCGAAGAAGCCCAGCGTCAAGAAGCCGAAGGCTTCCAGCAAGCCGAAGGCTTCCGAGCCGACCTCTCTCCGAGAGGTTGCGTTTGCCCTCCGTAAGGAGGCCGAGAACGGCGACATCAAGCTTCCGAAGGATGTCTACGCCGACCTTCGGTCGAAGGACATCGTCAGACTGAAGTCTGCCATCGCCGCCGCTTCCCACCTTCTTGGAAAGAAGGGGGAAAACTGGACGCCGGATAAGGACTCCGCCTCCCTGCTTATGCACTTCCACCTTCACGAGGAGTTTCTGCACGCCAACCCCCTTCTCGACGACGCAAAGTAAGTGATTCCCATCACTTACGCAACCCCTTCACATCCCTAAATCCGGAGGATTTACCCGTGGCTATGAAGACCTTTCAAGTGACTCTGACCCTGACGCACATCGACTCCGTCGATGAGACAGACATCGGTAGCTGGGACTGGCAGGCTTTGGTCGGCGATGCCGACTGCGCCGTGACGCTCGACAGAGTCCGCAAGCTCCGCTCGACCCCAGAGAGCCACACCATTCACCTTCACTCCTAATCCGGAGGATTAGTCAATGAGCTACCTACACAGCCTCGGATATACCCACGCCTACCGCTATCCCGGAGGGATAGTGGTAGCCTGCGGAATCGAGAACTGCCTCGGCTGTCACAAGCCCATGATGACAGGAGTTGGGCATCTCGAAGAGTACCGCTCCCTTCGGGAAACCGGACTGACAGTCCTTCGCACTTTACTTCCAGAGGAAGGAGACAAGAACGGAGTCTGCGAAAACTGCTCTCCATTCAGGCAACCAAACTGAAAGTCCAACCCACCCACTAATCCGGAGGATTAGAGAAATGCGAGCCACCCTAGTTTCCGCCCCTTTTGACCCGTACGTCTCGACGCTCCTTCGGAGCGTTGGCACCCGCAAGCGGAAGTGCTTCATCGCGGAGGCTCCCTCTGGGAGCCCTGTCAAGCTCCGCTCCTACTGGGATGGCGGGTCGCGTGACCTATACGCCGCCTACACGGCCTCCGGCAAGCCCATCGACATCCCGGTGGGCGGTGCTCCCGGATTCACGAGCGAGCCGGAGGCTTGGACCCCAGCCCCCGGGGATGTACTCATCGAGACGGGCACGTTCAACGGGAAGGAGGCCACCCCCCGAATCACCTTCTACCGCTAAATCACCCCCGTCAATAGGTAAACTATTGACTGGGGTGTAGTCGGTGTGTTATCGTTCAATGGCTAGCGGCAATGACGCCACTGGCTAATCACTCACAGCGAGGCTTCGATGCGTATCGGTCAGAGAGTCAAGATTGTCGCGGAATCCCTTCTCCGTGATGGCATCACTTACGGCGATGTTCAGACCATCCACGGTGATGGATACATCACCGTGCTCACCATCCATCCCCAGAAGACCGAGCGATTTATGGCCCGGCTGGGTCCGCAGGACTACTCCGTAGTCCCCGGCAAGCCCCCGTTCGTTCACATCGACGGTCCCCGTCCCAACTTCGGTGCCAACCGCAAGGGAACGACGCAGAAGCCCAGCGCTGTAGAGTCTACCGTAGACTCTACCGACACCCCGACCCCGAAGGATTCCATGGACTCGTTCATCAAGATTCTGAAGAATGCCATCGAGGAGGCCGTTAGCGCCAAGGTCGCGGAGAAGCTCAAGGACATGCCGTCCTCCGCCCCCGGCTCGGTGGTCGTGCAGGTCGGAGACCTTCCGCCTGTCGAAGTCGAAGGCACCCCGCACAAGCTCCTGAAGCGCGTCCTCCGGTTGATTGCCGCCAACGTCTCCGACAAGAACGTCCTGCTCATCGGCCCGGCTGGCTCCGGCAAGACCTACCTTGCGGAGCAAGTCTCCAAGGTGCTCGGCCTTGACTTTGCCGCGCTGTCCTTCAGCCCCGGCATGTCAGAAGCGAAGCTTCTGGGTCGCATCGTCCCGAATATCTCCACCGGGACGGAGTCATACGTCGAGTCCCCGGCTATCCGGGCCTACCGCTCCGGCGGCGTCGTTCTCCTCGACGAGCTTGACAACGGCGACCCCTCCGTGGTCACGGTGCTCAATGCCTTCCTCGCCAACGGCTGGATGTATCTCCCCTCCGGGGAGCGCGTCAATCGCCACCCCGACACCGTGGTCATCGGCTCGATGAACACCTTGGGCACCGGAGCCGACAAGGTCTACGTAGGCCGCAATGCTCTGGACGGAGCGACCCTTGACCGCTTCGTCATCGAGATGATGGACTACGACGCCGACCTTGAGAAGTCCCTCTGTCCCGAGGACGAGATTCGCGACGCCATCCTCGCCCTCCGCAAGTCGGTGTCCGACCATAAGCTCCGCCGCATCGTCGGCACCCGGATGCTCCGCATGGTCCGCTCCCTTGTCCTCGCAGTCGGAGACTCCCTGCCGGACGCCCTGAAGGTCGCCACCGCTAACTGGAACGACGCCGACCGCAAGCTCTGCGGCATCGCCTAATCCGGAGTATACAGACATGTACCGCAAGTACCACGACGGGAAAAAGGACCGGGCCAAGAGCTTCGCCGCTGTCCTCTGCGACTTCGAGGACATCACCTCCTCCGGCCTCCAGACTCCTCCGGAGTACAATAAGAAAGTGTTCGACACGATTTGCGACCCCAACCGCATTGCCTCCGGCGACGCTAGGTGGTTCGGCGGGTTCTCCTCCAAGGAGGAAGCGGCGCGCATCATCGACGGCGGGTGGGTCGAAGGGACGGAGCGTAGTTCCGGCGTGTCGCTCTCCCTTCAGGGCACCATCGAGGCTGTCGAGTCTATCCGCCGCCGTCCCCGGTGGGGCGACGAGGGTGACATGCTCTGCACCGACCGTGCCCTCCGGGGAGACTGGGACGTAGCTTTCCAGTCCACTGGCCTCCTGCGGACCAACGGCACACGGATTGTCACCATCGTCGGCGCCTTCGGCGGCAACTGCAATAGAACTGCGGAGCAGTTGTTCTGGAATGGCATTCAGATTGCCGTGGTCTCCGACCTCCTCGAAGCGGCTGGCTATCAGTGCGAAGTCATCGGCATGTCTAACTCGTTCCACTCCAGTGACTCTGTCACTGGCGCCAACTGTATTACCGCCAAGCGCGCCGGAGAGCCGCTTCGCATCGACCAGATTGCCAGCATCTTCGCCCATGCCGGAGTCTTCCGCACCTTCGTCTTCGAGATGTCCACCTTGCTCGAAACGAAGGTCAATGACTCGCTCGGCACTAGCCGAGGCTCGGTCGCGGAAATCTCCGCTTCCGTCCGCAAGCTTGCAGACATCGGCGTCATGAACCCGGATGCCGTAGTCATCGGCGAAGCATTCGACGAGAAGTCCGCCATCAAGAATATCCGCGCCACCCTTCATGCCGTGACCGGGTCGCTCCCGGTCGCGGCATAACCGGAGGACGTATGCGATACTCCGTGCCCGTCACGTTTCACGTTGACGCCGCTAGCCGAGAGTTAGCCGGAGAGAGGGTCGAGGCAACGCTCGATATGCTCTTCGGGATGCACTGGCGAGACTTGCAGTCTCCCGGCGCATACATCAACAACGCATCTGTGATACACAAGCGCATCACCGGACCACACGAACACGTAGGAGAGCGTGACGCAGGAAGCGTAGCTGAGGGTTGACAGAATTGCTGGCTCGTTGTATCGTTGTTGTCGCAACGCCCCGTGGCAATCCCGCCACACCACCATCAAGGAGGATGCAATGTCGGACAAGTTTCGGATGGTCGATGTCTACGTCAGCCGCAACGTGACGTACAACCGCCGCATCGAGGTCGCCGTTCCCATGAGCGTTCCGGAGGATTCGGTCGAGGACTACGTCAACGAGCACAGCCACGAGTTCTGGGACGCCGCCGACGACAGCAACTACGACGACCTCGACCAGCGCGACGCGGAAGTTGAGAGCGTGGACGTTCTGGGCGAGGCCGACGAAGACGCGGTGGCTTGCGCCGACTTCGTCCTCGAAACCGAGTGGGAGGACTAATGTACGCAACCCTGACCGCCGAAGGACTCCGCCTACACGATGGAGTCCCCACGCTGGAGCAGATGCAGGAGGTGGTGGATGGCTACATCGAGACCGCTATCCGGGTGCCGTCTTCCCGGAAGGGAATCACGATTGACATCTATTGCAACGGCGAGGGGCTGTTGCAGGAGCTTCCAATCCGCTACATCCGTGCCATTGACAATCACCCGCTAGCTGGCAATCTCATTGCCGTCTGCGGCAACACAGACACCGGCGAGTCGGAGCCGATGCGCGATTCCGACATCGGGCTGTTGCTTGGCGCTGTCTATCCTGTAGGCTAACTCATCATCCGGAGGATGTATGCTGTACACCCTGTATGCCGATGGCCTGAAGCTGAACGTCCGGCTGTCTGATGACAAGACATTGTCGAATCTGCACATTCAAGACCCGGAGAGCAATGATACCATCACCATCCCGATACAATCGACCACCTACCTGAAGATGCTCCGCAAGGCCATCACCGAGGCACTCGACCACTACCACGCTACCCGGGAGGAGAAGTGAACGAGAGCGGTCACGTTACCATCGTCGTGCTCAACGACGGAGAGACTTACACCGATGTGCACGGTTGCTCAATCGTGATTGTGAGTCGCGAGGAGTATGACAGAGTCATTCAGGCTGGCGGCAATGCTAGGGATTTCAATCCAATTGCAGAAGTTTCCCTCTTCAACTAATCAATCCGGAGGATTGACCATGACCGACGCAGAGATTGTGGAGCAGTTGCTCGCCAACGGCATCTCCGATGAGACCCGCAACATTGCCGACGAAATGACCGATGCCTTGAAGGCGGCGTTCGACGCTGGCAAGGAGCCGGATGACCACACCAAGCTTGCCACGGCGGCTATCTATGTGCTGGCTCGGAACATCATGGAGGGCATGTACGCTCTGGACCTTGCGGAAATCTCCGACGAGGATGGCAATCGCGTCGAGTTCAAGGACGGAGACTTGCCGGACGCAATCGACCAGCGCCTCAAGGCCGGAGCGGTAGTCATGGCTCTTGCTCGGGACGAGGAGAAGCACACTCCGAGGGATATGGCGGCCGCTCTTTTCAAGAGCATCTTTGACTCCGACGTTCGCAATCACTATGCCAAGCTAGCGCTTGACAACATCCGCAAGGGGAACCATCTGGCGTGACCGACAAGTATCACAGATTTCTTGACAAGCTCCGCGTCAGTGGCAAGGTCAACATGTACGCCGCTGGCGCGGAGTTGGAGCGGAAGTTCGAGCTATCCCGTGAAGATGCCCGGGCTATCTTGATTCAGTGGATGAGCGATGCCAAGTTTGTCAAACCAATCACGCCGAGGAAGAAGCCATGGAAGAAGTGAAAAAGATTGACGATGGCATTGACTCCGTCATCGAAGCCTTGCGGGAGGGTAAGTTCATCGACTCTCGGACGGAGAATGTCTGGGGCACCATGTACAAGACCATCGGGGACTTTGCCCGTCAGTCGGCAGAGGAGGACGAAGAGTCTCCGTTCCGGCACCCCAGCTTTGACGGTGCGCTCAAGGCTGTCTGTTTTGTGGCGGCGATTGCCAGAGACGAGCAGAACGAGTGCCCCGGAGATGTCATGGACAACATCATCGTGGCGCTGGTCGCCGAGCGTCCGCGCCGTCAGGATATGCTGGAGCGTTTGTCAAGAGCCGCCGTGGCTAACATCAAGGCGGGTGTCAATGTCATCAACGTCGAGCCGGAGGAGCCGTGAACGCCATCCCACTGCACCGAATCGTTGAGGGCCGGGAAGTTATCGTCGGAGACTTCGTACTTGTGGATGATGAGTCTGGCTGGCGCAAGGTGAACGATGTCATCCTATCGCCGAAACATGCCGTGCTGAAGTACGAAGGCGGAGCCGATATGCTTGGGCTGGAAGATTTCGTATCCGTTCTGCGCCATGAATCCACCGCTTCCCGGGAGGTATGCTGATGTCGGACGATGCCAAGAACTGCTCCGAGTGCGGAGGGGAGTCGTTCAAGAGTCAGTCGTGTGGAGTGTTCGTCTGCGATGACGAGCGGTGCGGCAACCACGAAGGGCTAGTCAGATGCTACTGTGGCTGGGCCGCTAGCGGCGGAGACGGCGTGATAGAGCTATACGAAATGGGAGAATGCGTAGACCAAGAGTGCTAGGCACGGTCAAGGGGTAGGACATAAGTCCTACCCCTTGATGCTTTCTATGGCTAACTCTACCCGGGGATTGTCGCGGTCGATTCCCCCGACCCGATACGACACCTCTGCAATCTGGCTATCGTCTACATAGCAGACGCCTTCGAGTGCGTCGTGCAGAGCCTTCGCAAAAAAGAGCAGGTCTCTCCGCCGACGGTCAGGCCAGTAGGCCACGCCTTCTAGCCGTACTGGACCATCAATCGGGTCCCCCTTGTACTGGCTCATGGCCGACAGCCCCGCCATCTCCTTCTTCTTGCGGTACTTCTTGGAGAGCAGGAGCCGACCGCGAATCATGCCGCCAATCCGCTCGTTATCTCTGGCGAGCAAAGCGTAGGGGATTGTCAGGTTCACCGGACGAACCCAATGCGCTTGGCCTCAGGCGGAAGAACGAAGTCGTCCCCGTCAATCTCGTCCGGGACTTCGAGAACTCCGCCATGCACCCCGCCAGCATCGGCAATCAACTCGTCATAGCCGACGCGCTGAAGCTGGCGAATCATGTCCATCAACTCCTTTGCCACCACTCCAGCATCCACCGCCGGAACGTCGGCAATCTCGATGGACAGCCCGTTCCGGTGAATAGAGACGCTAGCCTTTCGGTTTGTGAAGACGTTTGACTTGCGCGGCTTTGCCATTGGAATCAGGGCTTGACATTGTCATACCGACCAGACTACCGGAGGTATGATAATAATAGCTCTCCATTCCTCTCGGCGCTCCCACATACCCCTCGATGGCATGCCAGCCGTCCGGAGGACATAGCGCCGGGGCCGTGCGGATAACCACGCCTCCGATGGTCTGGACCTCGGCCACGCTATGCAGGTGACCTGTGTGTATCTCCCGGTAACGGCTCCTGCCCCACGCCTCGCTGGCTTCAGCCGCCATCAGTTCGCCCAATCGCTTCCGCGCCTTGTCGCCATGCGTCATCCCAATAAGGCACCGACCATGCTCGATGTACTTGCGACTAGTCCCCCGAGCATCAACCACGACCCGCTTATCATTCCTGAAGTGGGCTGTCAAGATTTGCCTGAGGGCCACGGTCAGCACCGCATCGTGGTTGCCCGGGACGAGAATCACTTCTGTCGGAATAGACTTGGCGCTCGCCTCGATGATGTCGAACAACGCCGCCGACCCAGCCTCCAGCATTTTCTCGACACGCCCGTCCCGGTCCAGCGGAGTGCCCTTGGTGGTTGCGCCGTGCGGGGTGTCGTAGTGGAAGTAATCGCCGAGAAGCATGATGACCCGTCGGCTAATTCCACGGCTATTGCCATCAGACAGCAGTTCGTACGCGCTGTCGCGAAGCAACTTCACGGCGATTGAGATGTCGTAATCTTCCCAGCCGGTCTCGTGCGACCACGCATACTTGCCAACGTGCGGGTCCGCAATTACCAGCACCTGCATAACTCCGTCCGGCGGAGCCTTCTTGTGGGCTGGGATATTGGTGCGCGAGGACATGGCCCCGGCAATCACCGCCTCGACCGCCTCGATAATAGATGGCCCGGCCTTGGGCTTTAGTCGAACGAAGACCCGGTGCAATTCGGTGACACTGGCCTTGCCAGTCTCTGGGTCTCGCGTAGCAGTCTCATACTTCGTCGCCTCGCTTTTCTCAATCTCGAAGCGCTTCATGTCAGCCTTGATATGCTTAAGCAAATCATCGACTGTCTTGATTCGCTTGCCGACCGACCGAGCCTCTGTTGCCGATTGCCCCTCGGTGACTTCGACCTCTTGGTCCATGCGGTTGCCAGAATGAGGTGGCGTCAGATTTCTTGCCACTCGCACCTTTGTCTTGGTGCGCTTCATCGAGACGGAGCGTTCTGTGCGTATATCCTTGCCGCCGTGAAACTCGTTGTTCAGGGTGGCGGCAACACGCGATGCCGCCATTCCACGGGCGGACAGCACACAAAGCCGAGCGTATTCCTCTGGAGACCACCCAACATGGTCGTTGCGAAGTGGCATGCTGATTGGGGGAGGGGTGGTATAGGCGCGAGGAACTCCGTGTGGCGTTCCTTACGAGCGCAGTGGAGCGTGACTGGTCCGGGGAGAGAGTCGGCTATCCGGAGGTACATAGCCTACCCGGGGACAACGCTGTTGCGCCCCGCCTATACCACGAAAATGAAGGTTTAGTCTACGGATTGCAAGTGCAAATCGTTGCGGCGCAAGACCCTCGAACTGGCCTTGCGCTCCTCGTCAGAAAGATAGTCGGTATACTCGCCACGTTCCCATGTCAACTTGCGAGACTTGCCGACCCTGTCCCCGTAGTGCCGATGCTTCATGACGTTGACCTGTGAGGTATACGGCTCCTCGATGGTGGTGACGCTGGCGCGGCGGTCCCGCACAGCCTTCACATCGTCAGGATTGGCGTCAGGGTTGATGGCTCTGGCTAGCCCCATCATGAACGTAGCCACCTCCTTCTTGTGGCCTCCCTGCTTGATGAACTCCTCGCGCACAGGACGGTGTGACCGAAGGGTGTCTTGGGCAAGTCCCTGCTGGTTTAGCTGGGTAGCCACCAGATACCGCACACCGGTTGATTTGGCAAGCTCTAGGACGGTGGACACCACTTGCCGAGACTGGGCGTGCAGGTCGCCCGACCCAGATACGTGGTCGATGTGGTCGATGATAAAAACATCAGCACCCCACGCCGCCGCTTCACGCCCCATCTCCTGAAGAGACTTGACATCTACGAACGATGCGTCAGCGCACCGAAGGAAGTCTACGCGCTCCTCCTGCACGGCCAGCGCATCTCGCACCCGCTCCTTTACACGCTCAGCATCAGGGCGTGTCAGGTACTCCCCACTCACGATGTCACCGGGCATGAATCCGGCCTCATGCGCCGCCCATTGGAGCCGCAGATTCGCCGCAGGTAACTCGAATCCGGCGTAATACACACGCTTGCCATCTGCCACCCAACGCCGGGCGAACGTGGACAGCAGGGTGGTCTTGCCGCTATTACTTGCCGCCGCTAGCACATCGACCTCGCCGGGCATCCACCCACCCCGCAACCCGGCAAGGGTCATGATGGGGTAGGTCATGACCGCCGACCCATCACGGGTCAACAGGTCTCTCGCGGCAATCACCTGATGCCGTTGCTTGGCGCCAAGCGAATCTTCCAGCGCAGATACCAGCGAACGAAGTGCCAGCACCCATCCCCGGGCGTACTCAATCATCGGCAATGGCACGATGACTTCGTTCAGCAATTCGCCGATGTACTCTCCCGGAACAAACTTGTCAGCGCCATGCTCTCGCAGGTAGGCCGACACCGTCAGCGGGTCTACTCGCATCTTCAGACGCGCCATCGAAGAGATAGCGCGCCACAAAACCTCAGACTTCTTCTGGGAAAACAACGTCCTCGTCAGAATCCCGTCTCGCACCAGTTGTGCTGGAGCCTCCGGGTCCGTCAGGCAAGCGCAAAGAATCGCTCGCTCCAGACTCTCTCTCTCGTGTGGAACCAACGTCCTGCTCTCCGGTATGGGGGGTTGTCTTGCCGAATGTTGCCAGCCACCGAGCTTCCATCTCCTGCTCACCAACCGCCTGTTGACGGCGTCCACTGCCCTTGCCGTTCATATCCGCTCCTGCACCCACTGCTCTATGCGCTCCAGCGCATCATTCCATCCAGCCTCGTACTGCCCAAGCTCCGGCACGATACGCATATCTGCGAGTCTTTTCAGGATTCGCTTGCGCTCACGCAACAGCGTAGCGTCCTCCCAGTCCTCATCGCTCATGTCAAAATCGCCAGCCACAACTACACCCTCCAGAGCCGGAATCCAGAAAGTCGGTCAATCATCGACTCCCATGTCGGCTCGTTGTACACTTTGATGTCTCGCCCGGTGAAAATCCAGCGCTTCGCGTTGGCATCCCACACAAGATACCCAGCCTGAATACAATCCAGAAAAAACTCGGCGTCGGTTCTGGTATCCTCAAACACGGCGCACCTCGTCGCGGCTATTCCACCAGCGCAGGAATCGTAGCGTTACCGCCAACGGCACGATGCTGATGGACAGCAGTACAAATGCTGGCGTAAAAATCAGGATGAACACGATAGTGCCGAGGATGTCGGCAATCGTCGAAATGCGCCCACTCATATCTCCCCCTCCTTGCCCTTGCGTTCAAGTTTGAGATACAGAACAGCGGTAGCCAATTCGTACAGGTCACTCGCGGTAATCACACCATCGACGTACTCAGTCGCTTTGATATTTGTGATGGCAATAAGCGGCTGACCATCGGCATCCCGAATCACCGATGTCTGCGGAAGTGCGGCAACGGCGCGCTCCACTTTCAACGCTGTCGTTCGCAGGGAATCAATCGCCATGCCATTCTTCCCCACACGTTGCCGAGCCAGCGTTCTCGTGAATGTTCTCTAGGTCAATCCCAGCTACCTTGGCTATCGCAACAAGGTATGCCTCGTCCTCCCGGCAAATCTCCAACTCCTCCGTCAGGCGAAGCACCTTCGACCGAATGTCCCTCACCTGCTCCGGCACCGTCGATTCCAGTGTCTTGCGAAACCCAATGACCGTACTTGTCACTTCTACCTCCGGTTAGATGTCTGAGCCACCTCTCCTGCACCTTCACGGCTAACTGCCGCAAGTCAATGCAATACTTTGCCTCAAACGACTTCACGCCAATCCGGTGTAGCTCCTGATGCTCGGCGTCCGTGAGTGGAACAATCGTGTGGTAGTCTGCCTTGCGCCCCATTCCACCGCTCTGCGTGTGTGCATTGACGCACGGAGTCCTGCCGCTGACTACTGACGGCATGTCCTGAATCCACGCGACTCGTTCCTTTGAGCCATAGATTCGGTTGAAGGACTTAGCTGACCTCACCAACATCCTCGCGGAATTTCTTCACGTAGTTATTCCCGTAAATGCGAGACAGGGTCGCCGTGAAAATTTTCGCCTCAACCATCTCTTTGATGCTGGCTGGACGGCCGAGCCTCTCGGCAAGCGCGCGATACTCCAGAATCACCATAGCCCGGGACACTACACGGCGCGACTCCTTCCGCCACTCGCGCATCTTACGGCGCACATCAGGCCACGCACTATGGCGCGACACGCGGTCGCGGATGCGGTTGGGCGTAGTGGAGAAGTATGCGGCGACAAGCTCGATGGAAAGCAATTGATTCTCCTCGATGGCGCGAATGATTTCCTCGCCTGACGCTACCGTCTTGAACTTCGGCTCGACGCCACGCGCCTTGAGAATCTGCCAGACCCGTTGCCGGGAGATGGCATACTTAGCGGCAATCGCTGGGGATAGCGACCCCTTCTCATACTCCTCAGCAATCGCGGCATTGCGCTCCTTCGTCGTCGCGAAGCCGCCCATCCGCGCTGTCTGCTTGGCCTTGATGGCCTCAAGAATCTGCTCGTGCTCCAGCATCAATCCTCCCTAAAGTTTCGGCGAATCTCCGCCATGATTTCGTCCATCTCCGAATCAACCGGGGCAGACATGAAGTCGCGCCACCGCTGGGATGGCCCATAGAACGTCCCTCCCTGCATGACATACGGCGTCCCAGACTTCTTTTCGGCATCGCAGTGCGCGGCATAGTTCTTGGTCGCCAGCGTTAGCTCTGCCTCCGACACGCCTTCTCGCACCCTCGCCGCCCACGCCTTTGCCGCCAGCGTCCTCGGATTCCCGCCAGACCGCTTGGGGTACGTAGCCCACGCCGCATCAAACCCAGATGCCACGGAGACATCCTTCTGCTTCACTGCCTTGACAACTTTCTTCCCGCGATACTTCGCGGCAGTCTCACGGCACCTTGCTCGATGACGGTCGCGCGCCCCGTTATACTCATCATACAACGGGCATCGCCCATTGTCAAGCATGTACTCGGAAAAGGCTCTGACGGTTTCTTCCGGAAGGTCTAGCACCATCTTCGACGCATCTCCGCCAACTTTGGCAAGCTCTCCAAACGCCTTGACAACAACGTACACGGCCTCGCTGATATGCATACCGCCACATGCGAGACCTAGGCTAATCACGCGAGAACGAGAGGCAATGTCAGCCGGGATGGTGATGCCGTTTTTTCTAGTCGGCATCGTGGAATCTGGCTGGCTGTGGGTCGGACACCGGGAAGAACACCGCAATCGCCGTGTTCTTGGCATTGCACTCCACGCACCGCCCCTCCTCGACCTCATATCGCGAGAGGACAGCACCGCACTCATCGCACTCGAAGTGCATTACCTCCGGGTGATTCATCATCCCTGTCCAGCCCCCTGCATCTCAATAGTCGAATACCGAATCATGGCTTGTCCACGATTGACCTTCCACTCGATTTCTTGCAACTGCGCATGAAGCTCAAAATACTCCGCGCGCTCCTGAGTCATTTGAGCGACAAAGTCAAGGTAGTGCTTGTGGCTGTGAGCGGCGGCATCTAACGCCGACTCCGTGACCTTGCGCTCCTCTGCAATTGCCATGGCCCGGAGGTACTCGATAATGCGCGCCAACTCCGCCTTTCGCAGATGCTCGGCTACCCCTCCCGGCCCGTACTTCGCCCAAAGCGCGGACATCTTCTTCCGGATGTGCCTGTGCTCATCGAGCAACTCCTCTAGCGGCTGAACCCCAGCCCTGAGTTCGGCGTCCGGGAAGTTCATGCCGTCCTCCGGAGGCGGTACTTGCGCTTGTCCGGGTGCGAGTTGATGGTGTACCTGACTCCCCAGAGTCGAGCCGCGCGACTGACTGCCGACCGCGCCGACTCAATCGTCAGCGCCGTAAGGACAAACGACCCGCCGACCTTGGTGTCCATCCACGGCCACTTGAATGGCCGACCAATCCGGCGCTTCTCGGGCTTTGGCATTAACGCGCCTCCTTGTACGAGATGTGGATGGTAGCCGCCAGCGCCACCACAGACCGCATAGCGTCTACGCTATACTCGACCTCGCGATTCGCCAGCGCCGCCGCAACCATCGAATCCGCCAGCGAGAATGCCCACATCAGGTCCTCGCTCACGCGCCGCCGCTTCTCATCGCGGATGGCCTCCAGCTTCTCCGCCATCGCCTCTGCGGCCTCTTCGTCGACAGGCTCGTCGAACGGCATGGCCTTGGGCTTCGCCGGAGCAGACGCCTCAACGGCGACATGCTCCGTCTTGGTCTTGCCGCCGCCCTGAATGAGATTGAAGTACCCCTCGGCCGTACGCTCCAGCGTCCAATTCTTTCCCACGAGCGCATCCGGGGAGTCCATACCCTTGCGCCCGAGTTGCTGGGTCATCGCCTTGTTGCCGATGTAGGTCGCGACCTCGACCCCGCCATTCGCCGCGCCGGACACCTTCCAACGCGAGTCCCACGCCGGGTTCTTGGACGGCGTCTCCTCGACGCTCCGGACGAGTAGCGTAAGATGCTGGCCCTTCTCGATGGTGATGCTCTGTGCCACGGCCCCTCCTAGGGACAAGGTGAGCCCATAACATAATGGCCCGTCCCGGTTACGTCAAGGGGGTCGCGAAACTTCACGCGCCGTGTATGTAGTTTTCTATCCTTACGTAGATATATCTAGGTAACAGATAGTTAGGTCTACTAACTACGGTAGTAGTAGTTAGCAAAACCCATGCCAGCGTCATTTCGGCGTAGACTCTACTGTAGAGTCTACTTCATCAGTAGGCCAATCAGGACCCCGGCACCGACGCCGATAGAGACGGCAATGTTTCGCTTGGTGTTGCGCTCGGATATGGTGTGCTCTGCGACCGCCAGCCGAGCCGTCAGGTTGGCTTTCTGCGATTCACAGGTATTGACCACGGCACGACATGCAAACACAATGGAGTCAGCCACTGGGCGGGGAATGTAAACAGTGTCATTTTTTACGACAGTGTTCAACATCCGAACGGTGTCATACTGGATAATCGCGCTGTCGTACTTTGCGCGCACCTCGCGCCACAGGGTATCGAGACGCACGGACTCGCGCACTAGCGTGTCAACGCGCAACCGATAGTCAGCGGGTTGTAATTGCTTCTTCCCCATGGTGTATCCCGAAACAAAGAGCGACGCGGCAAGCAATATAGCCAGAAGATACTTCACTGGTAGTCCTCAAGCTTGAAACCGGGCACCAGTTCCGGGTCGTTTTTGCGACCCGGGGAAACTTTCGCGTGCGTCGTCACTGGCAAATTCCCGTATTTAGCCCGAATGCTCTTCAGCAACTCTTTGCACGCCGCCTTCTGCTTCTCCGTCAGCGGCTCCTTGCCGTCGTTCCGGTTCGAGAAGGACACGCCAATGGAGATGCCATTGACATCCTTTTCGCCATTCCATACTGCCTTCCCTGCATGCCACGCACGGCGGTCGTATGGGACGCATGTGTACACCGCGCCATCGCGCCCAATGAGCGCATGGTAGCTGACCTTGGATTCGGAAGATTGTATCCACGACAGGCAACCCTTCTCGTTGGGAGAGGCGTCGGCGTGTAGCACAATGACACGCACTTCTTTGTTGCCGCGTACGTTATGGTTCGGACTCGGGTTGGTCAAACTCACGGCGAATCTCCAGTTTGCCTTGCATGACGGCCCTCGATATACCCATTGGCCCCGCTAAATGCGCCGACGATAACAGCTACCGCGCCATAGCTAGCGGCGTCTGCTCCTCCCAGAGACAAGCACATAACCGTCACTAGCCCAAGCACAGATAGCACGAACTTGCGGCCACCAAAGCGAGTAAGCATCAGCGCTCGTCCAACCGGCCTTCAATGTGCCCGATGCGGGTAGAGAATTCGCGAATCAAGTCATACACCTGCCCGAGGTCACTGCGCATACGAGACACCTCGCGTTCCATCGAATGCACGGCACCCTTCAGGATGCCGTAACTGATGGCGCCACCAACCACAGCCGAGATAATAGGCACAAGCATAGACACAGCAGGGCTTGCCTGAACTGCCGACTGCATGACCGTAGCGCTAGCTCCGGTAACGGCGGCAATCAGTAATGGGGCAGGATGTTCGACCATAAAAATAACCTATTGAGTATTGGCTTTGCGTTCCCGCGTGCGAGCGGACTTGTAGCTGGCAAGCGCAGACCGAACAAGTGCGGCCTTGTCGCCAGTTTCCTCAAACTTGTCGCGAGCATCGTTAGAAACGAACTGCCATGCCCACGGGCTACCAGACAGCAACTCCTGCAAGAACACCTGCTCCTGCGCCCCCTCCTCCTTGCGCCGAGACACAAAGTCAGTCGGGGCCTCGCCAGCGCCACGCCTAGCGGGAGCAGGGAAATAGCCAACCTCATCAAGCGCCTGCGTTAGGGGAGACTCATAGCTACGCGAGGTCTGGAAAGGCGACAAAAGCGACATCACGCCTCCGGACTTGCCAGTGCGAACCCGGCCGAACGGAGACACCTTTTCCGGCAAGCCCTGTCGCAGGCCCGGCGTCCCAGACCGGAGGATGCCGCCAACCTGACCGGCAAGCGTCTCCGCGCCCATAGGCTCACGCATAATGATGTCGCCGTTTTCATCGACATCGCCCATCGAGGCAATCTGCTGAACCACGCCGGGAATCCAGCCAGAAACCTGAGAGGTCGCCATGGCCTTTCCTGCCTCCGCAAGGCCCTCACGGTCCCCTCGCCGAGCGGCCGAGACAACGTCAGTGACGTTTTCAAGGCTTTGCATGGCCGGAGTGTCCATAAAGGCTGATGCGCCGCCAGCAATAGTAGACAGACCAAGCGAACTTAGCAGGCCCATGGAGTCCTCTTCCATGTACTTGCGCATAAGCGAACCCATAATGACCAACTGCGCCTGCGGCCCGAGCAGGCCAAGGAGAGAGGTCCAGCGACCACCAATCTTGATAGCCCCGGGAATCTTGCCTTCCTCCTGCCACTGACCACGCTCGTTGGGGTCA